CCACGCCCATGCGCACGAGCTGCTTGCGGAAGTAATCTCGCACATCGCTGATGCCCTCGCCTTCCATGTTCATCATGGACATTGCCTGCAGCACCTGCTTGGTCTGCGGATCGTCTGTGATGGACATCATGCCGGTCAGCGCTCTGACTGTGGCCGCGCGCTTGCTGGTGCTAGACGGTCCGACCTCGACGTTAACATCGAACTTGGCACGGCTCAGGTCGTTTTCCATAACTACCTCGCCTTCCTCGCTGACGGTCGGCTTCATCAGCTCGACCATGCCGATTTCGTCGTTTTGGCCGATGGTCTTCATCTGGCGGCCTTCCTCGACGTAGATGTCGCGCGCCATGCTGAGCCAGATTTCACCGCAGCGCTGCATGCCTTTGGCAAAATTGCTCATGTAGATGAAGGTCTGCATGTCCATGCGGGTCTGGATCATCTCGACGGCCTTGCCGGAGATGTTGCTGACCATCTTGTCGGCCTGCTGCGAGCTGCCAAGAATTTCCTGCATGTCCTGCTCTGTAACCTGCATCAGCGCAGCCATCGCTGGCGGTATCTGTGGGCTTCGAGTGTAGGCCACCGGGCCGCCGATCTGCTGGTTGCCGTCTGGTCCTGTGACCGGGTTGATTAGCAAGTAGGGGTAGTTTCGGATGTTGTCATCTGCCCACATGACTTGGTGGCCAGTGACCTGCTCAGGCGTTAGGATAGGCTTCTCGACGGATGACAGTGCACTGATTTCGCCCAGCTTGGAAAGCTGCATGTTCTTCAGGCGCTGGGCATCCTTGGCCAGGCGCACCTGACCCATGCAGCGCTCGACGTTGTCCACAAACCAGCGCTTGCCGTAGATCGGAACAATGGGTATTTCCTTGCCTGCGATGTATCCTGCATCCTCCAGGATGCGGCCGCCAGACATGATGTACTTGTGCACCTTGCGCGACTTGATCTTGCGCTGGCGCACCTCTATGCTGCCGATGGCTGCCAGTGTCTCTTCGAGCGCAGGGTCTGCGTCAAAGTCTGCCTGGCGATAGCGCTCCTCGGTGCCGTCGATGGCTCGAAAAATGCGGATTGTTTCGCTGACATCCTCGACCTTGTAATACTCTGCAACGTAAACCACATCCGGCGTTGCCCAGTCGAATTCATATTGATGGATTTCCTTTGGCCAGTCGGTCGGATCGTCGCCCCAAGTTTCCTTGTACGACTTGCGTGTCATGCTCGTTACTACGTAGCAGTATCTGGCGTCAGACTTGTCCTGGCGCTTGGCGTTAAGGTCGAAGAATACCGAGCTGTCGGCATCGAAGATCGGTTCGATCATGATGCGCTGGTGCTCGTTATCCTCGTCCTCGTCATCCTCGTAGACGTTGCGCAGACGCCATGCACCGAAGCCACCGCCCACAGCTTCCTCAAAGGCGTTGTCGTAAGCCTCGTCGGCCACGCTGTCCTTCTCGTCTGCGCGGTACAGGCCGTCGCAAGTATCTGCCAGCTTGTCATCCTGGCCAGGCTTCGGCGTGAAGTCTACTGTGACGCGGTTGTTTCTGTACTCGTTGATGATGCGGATTACCGATAGGTGAATCTTGTTCACCTCAAAGCGCGGTTTGTTCTCGTAGATGTCCCAAAGTGGGCCTTCCCACTGGCTGCCGGCCAGGCTGTAGAAGCGCCGGTCCTGCAGACACTGCAGGCGCTCGTCGCGCAGTGCAGTCTGGATGTCGTTGAACTGCGCCAGCGAATCGCTGTGCAGTTTGTTAAGATATTGCTCTTTTGACATGCGTGCCATATTTGGCCCCTATTTGCAAGTATTTTCTACCATTTGCTCGTCACTGGCAATGGTTTGAAGTCAACCGCAGGTTTTAAAATCGCCGCCGTCCTGCGGACACCCTCGCAAGCATACCGCAGCGCATCAATAACGTGGTTTTTCTTGTCCTGCAGGACAGGCATCACATTACCCGTTAATGGATCAGTCTTGTAGCTGTAAAAAGTCAGCTCGTCGATGGTGTGAGTGCAGCGCGGATGTACGACGATGTCGTAGGACTTCAGAAACTCAACGCCTTCCTCGACTGACCTTGGTCCTTTTACTGCCGGCATAATCTTTGGAAATCCATGCCTGCGCATGTGGCTGATGGTCTCCGGCCTAGAGCTGTCGGCAACGATAGGCCAGCGCTCGGCCTCAGGCACGGTCATGAACAGTTCTGGCGTGTTGACGATCTCGCAGCCAACCATGTAAGCCTCGTGGTCGATGTATAGCTTGCGGCCGACGATGTGACAGCGCACCAAGACTGTCGGGTCGGTGGCAAAGCCCCAGTCAGCGCCGAGCCGGTGGATGGCGTCTTTCGGTGCGTCAAACTCATCGATTCGCCAGTTGCGGAAGACGCGAGCGCTGCTGTTCTGGATGTAACCGCCACGCCATACGTGGGCATACTTGTCCGGGTCGCGCGCCTTGTCGTACTCCATCTCGGCACGCAGCACATCTGGAAACCAAGGATTGTCATCGAAGTTGATCTCGATAACCTTGGCGTCTGGCGGCGGCTTGGGGCCGCGCAGCAAGGTATCCACTGGATCGCTGGCCCTGCTTGGGTTCCAGGTGAACCACAGCTCGGAGCCTGGCTTTCGAATGGTCGGACGCAGTAGGTCCAGGCTGCGCTGAGACAGGCTTTGTGCCTCCTCGCACCATGCGCGGTCGTAGCCTTCGAGAGACTTGATCGAGTCGGCCGTGTGATTTTGCATGCCCTGGAAGATAATCAGGCCATCGGCCTTCTTGCTCTTGATGACGGCCTCTTGGATTTCGAAGTAGGCACCAGCATTCATCTGCTCGATCTTGAGTTCTAGCAGGCGCTTGACCGACTGTGCAAGTGACTTCTGGACCTCGCGCACGCAGACGCTGCGGCTGGTCTGGTCCATGATATGTGCCTCGATCATCATCTCGGCAAAGGTGTGTGACTTGCCAGATCCACGACCACCGTATGCGCCCTTGTAGCGTGCCGGTTCCAGCAGCGGCAGCGCCCACTCAGGCGTCTCGATGCGCAGGGTGGTCACTTCTTGACTACCACGCGCTCGATCTTCTGAATGGCCAGCGGACGGTCTGGATCGCCAGTCAGTTCCAGCTTATCGCCGAACTTCTTCGGTGCCAACTTGGACAGAAGCCACTTGCGGGTGTCCACCTGCAGCTTTTGCTTCTGCACGGCCGCCCAGTCCTTCTTTCCGTCTGGCTGCAGTCCGACATCAACATCGCTGAGTTCCATGACTTCCTGCGCCATGCGTTCGATCAAGTCTTCGCGCGCGCGCGCGTATTCTACAGCCAGCTCGGCGTCATCATTCATCCACAAATTAAACGTACTCTGGTGCACACCAGCAGCCTGGCAGGCTTTGAATGCGCTCATGCCACTGCGCATGCCAGCAAACACCAATTCAGAGATCTTGCGCCGTTCTGGGCTTCCTGGCTTTGTCGGCGCTCTTGTTTCGTGTGATTTTGTGGTCATGCGTTATTGTCTTCTTTTTTAAGCCTGTAGGATAGCAGCTCGTTTACGTTGGTGGTCATGCGAAGTTCTCCAAATTCCTGACAACAAATTGATGCAACTCAGGACGATTATCTTTTAGCAATTTTGCATCTAATCCCCTGCTGGTCAAACGTTTGCGCTGTTTGTCCCAAGACATCCAATAATTGGCTTTATTTTCAACATAATCATTTGCAAGTAATTTCACGCTTAAATATCTGCCTGTTGGATCTGTGTCTCTTGAAAAAACAACCCATTCTGATCCATATATTTCTTTCAATTCAAACAATTCTTCCCATTCATCTGACAGGTCTCGATTGCCTTTATGCATTGCCATAATCGCGCCTCCACTTGGTTTATCTATATATGGGTCTATAGAGTAATTTATCCACAGGCATTCGTCAAGTGCTCAGACACTGCAACCCACTGCGGGACACTGGGACAAAGGACACCCCTTTTATATTAGGGGGTGTGTCCCATGTCCCAGGTGCCTCCTTCGCCTTGTCCATGGGACATTTGTCCCACTTTGTCCTGTCCTGTCCCATTTGTCCCACCCTACTTTTCTGCCCTGCGAACCATCAAAGTCGCTGCAGTTGCGTTGTCCGAAACTACCCATCCATGCTGGTGAGCCACGATAATCTGAGCGTTCAGCAGGTTATAAATCAGCCTGCCTTTTTTGCTTTCCTGAGCGTATGTTTTTGCAGTGGATTCTGATAATCCTTCATTTTTAATTAAATACTCAATCAATGCGCTGCGCGATAAATAAGGTATTTTTTCTCGTTCTTCTGCGCCAGCGTTCCACCAGGCATTTGTGAATTTCCTAATATCTTTTTGAATTTCAGATTCTTTTTTAGGTTTTTTTTCTGGTGCATTTTCTTCAATAACAAATACTGCGCCTTTAATTTCCTCGCCGTCCTCGTCAATCCATCCTAGCGGCACGGTCTGGAGTTTGCCAAATAACGGCTTCGGAGGTTCTGCGTCCTTCATCTTGGTGCAGGTAATTTCGATGCTGTCGTCGCTCTTGGCCACCAGTATCATTGCGTCCATCGACGCCTTCCAAGCGCTTGATCCGCGAGCGCGATGCTTTGCCTCTAAAGCATGCCCTGTGTGGTGATTGAGGCACACGCTGGCGCTTAGCGCCCTAGCCGCAATGTTGCAGGCGTTGAGCATGTTGCGGGAGTCCTTGGCATCGTTTTCATTTCCGGACATATGATTGTTAAGCGTATCAATGAAAATCGCCACTGCATCGTCTTGGGTAATCTCGCGCACTGCATTGATGATCTGGGCCGCAGCAGCTGGGCTGTCAATGTCAATCGCCTTATTCGAGATCAACAGGTTGTCCAGATTTTGGACACCGTGCGTCTTGCACCAGGCGGTAACCCGCTGGCGCAGGCCGTAGTTGCCCTCGCCGGCCATGTACACCACCAGACCAGGCTTGGTCTTGTGATCGTGCCATTGCAGGCCTGCAGCAATGTGGCAGGCCATGTCCAAGGAGATAAAGGTCTTGCCAGAACCTGACTCGCCGTAGACCATGCTAACGCCGCTGTCTGGAATCCAACCCTTGATGATCCACCGCAGAGGAGCTGGCTGCCCAAGGTAGGACGTTGCCCTTGTGAAGTAATATTCCTGCACCTCAGCCCTGGTGGCCGCCAGGATAGCCTCTGCTGCATCGCTGCCAATGCTGGTTGACGCTGCCACATCAGACTCCGGCTCGTACCGGCAAACTGATTTGACAATCTGTGACAGCTCGGACGATGGCAGCGGTATCTCGCAGCGGGTCTCGTTGGCAATCGACAGCGCCGCCATAATCTCGGCCTCTGTCATGCCGTAGCGCCGCATTGCGCCGCCCAGAGCCGTCAGGCCGTTGTTTCGGCTGCCTTGGATTAAGCCGCCTCCTGTGCTGGCCACCTGCTTGTTTTCCGGCTTGCGCATGGCCCTGTAGGCCTGCATCCAACTGTCTTGGATAATGAACGGTGCTACGCCATCAAATGGGTCGGATGACGCCTCCCACACATAGCTGCGCCCTTCGATGGTGGATGGGAATGCCACGAAGTACCGACCATCTGCCAGCAGGTCTACACCTTCGCATAGCTTGCAGGATCTGATATCCGGGTGGTAGACGCCGATGTGGTGCTCACCACCGCCAGCAGTCATCTGCATGGCACCATCTGGCACATTGCCATTATTTTTCAGCCACATGGCCCAAGATGCGTCACCGCCATTGCGCGGGTCCACATCGAAAACAACGATGCCAGATCGCTCGCCTGCCGCAATGCCGATGTTGAAATCAGGGTTTTGTGTCCACCACCTGGAGATCTGCTCAGGGTCTGTGGTGGAATCCTTCACCCCATGCTGGGTGGCAGGAACCTTGCCATTTGGCACGACTGGCAGAACATGCCAGCCCCAGGATGCGTAGATAAGTGCCGCTTCAGCCTTGGTTGTCATTGTTGCGGCTTTCCAAGTAGGTGGACAACGCCAGTATTACCTTGTATGTCGGGTTGGCATCTGGGTTATCGCGCACCTCTCGGATGGTGTTGTAGTGCAGGCCTGTGGCCTCTGCTACCTTGGCCGGCATCCTGTCGGACAAGGCATTGCGAATCTGTTCCAGGGTCATCATATTTTGGGCCTTTATAAAAAAACTTTGTTTAGGTGTTGACATGCTACATTATTTTGTGGCATAGTTCAACCACTGCGCGAACGGAATTGGCCGAAGGCGCAGCAACCAAGAAGGAGAGCCAAATGCTCAAAGTCACTTTCTACGTTTACTCCAAGCTGCTCGGCAAGGAGTTCTTCAACGTCGAGCTGCATCGCTCGATGGACGACGCCAAGCTGCGCGCATGTGCACTCGGCTGGACAATATCTAAAGTCGAGGAGGTTTGATCATGGCAATCAACGTAAAAACCACCGGCAGTCTGTCTGCCAACGGTGTGAAAGTCCTGGTCTATGGCCAGGCTGGCGCTGGCAAAACCAGCCTGATTAAGACCCTCCCCAGTCCCATTGTGCTGTCGGCCGAAGGCGGCCTGCTGTCCATCCAGGACGCAGACCTGCCCTACATTGAGATCAGCGATATGGAAACACTGCGCGAGGCTTACAAATGGCTGACCGAGTCCGATGATGCCAAGGTTTACAAGTCGGTGGCGCTGGACAGCATCTCGGAAATTGCCGAGGTGGTGCTGAACGCTGAGAAGAAAGCCACCAAAGACCCGCGTCAGGCATACGGTGCAATGCAGGAGCAA